AACCGCCTGCTTGCAAGCGAAGATGACAAGGCTCCGTTCTTCATCGGTAATCTCAAGCAATTCCTGGTGATCTTCAACCGCGAATTCTTTGAGCTGGCTTCCACTCGCGAGGGCGGCGACGCTTGGAGACGTGACACCACGGAACTGCGTACAATCATGCGCGATGATTACAAGACTTGGGATAGCGCGGCTGCGGTGTACGGCGAAATCGAACTGACACCGACTCCGTAATGATGAGGCGGGGCGACCCGCCTCACTTCTTCCTATTATGGAGGTGATCATTTGGCGAAGGTAATCAGGAAATTTCGCGAAAGATACCACGACTTTAAGCTATACAACGTCGGAGATAACTACCCTGAAGATGACAAAGAGCGTGTTGCCTACCTAGTCAAAGAGGGGTTTTTAGCGGAGCCGGAAAAGCCGAAGAAGCGCAAGAAAGGCGCTGATGCAGATGGCGATTCTAACGATTGACGAAACCAAAACGTGGCTGCGGGTGGATGGTAATGAAGAGGATGGTCTAATCCAAATGCTGATCGGGGCGCGGAGACATATCTTCACAACGCAACCGAGGTGGAATTCGACGAAACAAACCAGCTTGCTAAACTCTTTTGTCTAGTGTTGTGCGTGGATTGGTATGAAAACCGTGATCTAATTGGTCAGCAACCGAGCGACAAAGTGAGGTTTACGATTCAATCCATCTTGGCGCAGCTTCAACACGCCTACGCGCCTGATGAAAACGAGGGGGGATGAGACTTGTCTGGCTCTACTGCGAAAAATTTTCACAAAAATGGGTCCGAGCTGGTTATCGGCGGTGTGCTCAACGTGGTCGGAGACGGTGAGATTCAAAGAGACGGTGTTCCCGTTGACATCGGCGGCGGAGGCGGGAGTGATGTGACTTGGGATACACTTCCCGGAAAGCCGTCGACATTTCCGCCGGCGAGTCATACGCACACTATTGAGGATATTCAAAACCTACAAACAACACTAGATGACATTTTAGCGCGGTTAGCTGCGCTGGAAGGAAATGGCGGATAAACTTCTCGTCAATCGCCTTCGGCACCGGGTTACCATTCTCCGGCCTCCCGGGCCCGAAGACGTTGACGAGTATGGACAGCCGATTGATGAGTTTGTGCCTGTCGCTACGGTATGGGCTGGGATTGAGCCGCTCCGGGGGCGAGAATACTTTTCTGCCATGAGCGAGCATGCGGAAGTAACGACGCGCATCCGAATCCGGTATCGCGAAGGGATCGACAGAACGATGATTGTGCGGCACGGCGGTACGGAGTTTGAAATCCTGCACATCATCAGGCCGGAGTTTGGCAAGAAGGAACTCCAGCTCATGTGTAAGGAGCGGCAGTGATGGCGAAGAAAACAATGCGGATGCGGCTTCGCGTGGAGGGGGTCCAGGATGTCGTGCAAGCAATGCGAAAAGCAGACGACAACATCAAAAAAGAACTACGAAACCTCATCTCGGAAGCCGCAGAGATTGTTTTTCGAGAAGCTGACTCGCGTGTTCCGATCGGTCCAACAGGTAGAACTCGTGCGTCGCTCCGAATTGAAGTTGGGGAGGATGACAAAGGCAGGTTCTATGCGAATGTTGTCGTAGGTGCACGCCCTGGCGATACAACAGCGACAAGCGCCTTTTACGTTACGTTTTACGAGCTGGGTACAAGTAGACAACCTCCGCGCCCGTTTATGAGACCTTCACTTGACAAGAGTCGTGCAAAAATTAGGCGACATTTAACTGAGGGCCTAAAACGGGTGCTGGCTAAACAAGGTTCTAGGAGGTGACGGCATGCTCGCGGCAGCAATTAGATCATATTTACTGTCCATACCGGAGTTAACGGCGTTAATTGGTACTCGCCTATATCCCGGTTGGATACCTGAAAATGCGGATATGCCGTCTGTTGCGTATTTTGAGATTAGCGGGGTGCGACATCACGATATTGATGTTGCTTACCCGCGCTATCAATTTTCTTGCTTCTCAACTCGGTATGCGGAAGCGAGAAAAATCGCTGAGATCATTCGTAAGTCTTTGCAGAGGTATAAAGGCGATATGTCAGGGATCCGCATCATACAAGGGGTGCATGAAAGCACCTATGAGCAATATGAAAGAGAGACAAATATTTACCATATATCAGTTGACATGAGAATAATTCATAGGGAGTGATGAGTATGGCGAGAGCAATGACGACTGTCCAAAACGCAAATACGATCCGTTTTGGGTCGGCGAAATTTGAAGTCGGCGAGGACATTGATAATATGGTCGACCTTGGGGCAATGCGCGGGGTCGTGTTTGAAGAAACTTGGGATGAGGTACGCGTAGTGTCTGATAATGCTGGAGTGATTAAGGTGGGGGTTAATAACCACATGGCCAGCATTGAGGGTCAACTCATGGAGATTAACCTTGAAACCTTATATCTGCTTCGCGGAGGAATCGATAAACTCGAACACATCGAAGCAAACCCTGAAGAAGGGCAGCTAGAAGCAATTAAATTGCTGTCTGGCGGATTTAGCACTTTCCAACCGCGCGTAGCACGTATCACGAACTACGACGACCAAAACCGTAAATTTCAAATTACCGTGTATAACACATCTCCTGAGTCAGGCCTGAATATCACTTTCCCGGAAGCTGATAGCGAAGACCCGGCAATGACGCCGATTCGTATGACAGGTTCGCCTGATCCGAACCGCCCGCTCGGGGAGCAGTTGTTTGAGATCTATGATGAACAAGGGGTTAGGCCGTAATGGAAGGGAAAATTCTCGATCTCGATAAACTTGTACCTGAGAAACGAATCATCCGTTTGGCTGGAAAAGAGATTGATGTATCGAAAATACCCTCTCGGGTGACACTTGAGATCGCGCAAAAAGCGGATGTGTTAAAATCCGGCTCTGAGAAAAGTTTCCCGCTCCTGCTCGAGCTGGTCGTGCAAATTTGTAAACCGTCACAACCGGATATTAATGCAGATTGGCTAGTGGATAACACTAGCCTGGATCAACTCATAGCGCTGATTGAATTTGTCCTTGAACCGCTTAAGGAGCGAGCCGCAAAAAACGAAAAAACGAGGTAAGCCCCGGCCAGTAGAGCTGGGGCGTATATTTGCACAGATGGGTAGTATGTACGCCTGGGCTACCCCGGAATATCTGCTCGATCATATGAGTATTGAGCAAATATTCATGTACTATGAGTACGGTATAGAGCATGAAGAAAATAAAGCGACGATTTTGACAAACCGTATTGCGGTTGGCCTTTTTGGTGCAAAAGAAAAGCCGAAAATTGATCCTTATGATGACCGACCTGATCGTAAAGCTTTTTATAAAGCGTATGGTAATCGTATTAAACGACCGGAGAAAGGAGGAGAAAGCTAAATGAGTTTACTTGGAAGTCTCGTCGTCGGCATCATGGGCAACACGAGCGGTCTGTCTAACTCACTTCGAGAGTCTCAGAGCGAAGTTGAAAAATTTTCAAGGAAAGTAAACGACTTGGGAAAATCAATTACATCGCTCGGGGCTGATCTTTCCCTCCTGGTTACCGGTCCGCTTGTTGCGGTTGGAGGAACGAGCGTAAAGGCTGCAGCCGATTTCGAAACAGCGTTTGCGGGTGTAAGAAAGACCGTAGACGCGACAGAGGAAGAATTCGCGATGTTCCGCGCAGGAATCAGAGAAATGGCGCGGAACATGCCTCAAGCCGCAACGGAAATCGCAGCTGTAGCTGAAGCTGCAGGGCAACTCGGCATACAGAATGATGCGATTCTTAAGTTTACCGAAACAATGGTCAATATGGGTGTTGCGACGAACTTGAGCAGCGAACAGGCTGCAATGGCGCTTGCTCGTTTTGCAACGATCACGCAAATGAATCAACAGGAGTTTGACCGACTTGGATCGACGATTGTTGCGTTAGGTAACAACCTAGCGGCAACCGAGTCTGAGATCGTTGAAATGGGACTGCGAATTGCCGGCGCAGGTAACGTCGTTGGTATGGCTGAACATCAGATTTTAGCTTTTGCTGGTGCGCTTGCTGCGGTTGGTATTAACGCAGAAGCAGGTGGAACGGCGTTCTCGAAACTCATGATCAATATCGCAAATGAGGTAGCAACAGGCGGGAAAAGACTTGAAGGTTTCGCTAGAGTTGCGGGCATGACCGCTGAGGAGTTTCAGAGGGCATTTGA